GAGCTACGACAAGCGTAACAGTGTGCTGAGCAACGACCGCCAGCAGCTGCAGAAGGTGGCGGCTCAGAACCTGCTGTATCGCTGGGCGAAGGGTGCGAACACACTTAGCACCAGCGGTGCGGCGCGCAAGGCGCACACTTCGGAAACTGCGACCGGCAACCGCAAGAAGTTTACGAAGGCGGTAGTGATGGAGGCGATGGTGAAGATGAACGTGGACGACGTGCCGACAGAGGGCCGCTATATGCTGCTTGACGCAGTGCAGTATGCGGATCTTTTGGACGACCTGACAGACAAGGAGCTCTCGGCATTCCAGGCTGTAGCAAATGTGAGCAAGGGCGTGATGGGACAGCTCTATGGCTTCAGTATCATGCAGCGTTCGAAGGTTCTGCGAGTGAAGGCAGACGGTTCGACCGTTATCAGATGGGAAGATGAGGGCGAGGCGACAGAACTTGCCGCAGGCCTTGCCTGGCAGCAGCAGTGTGTAAGCCGCGCTCTCGGCGAGGTGAAGATGTTCTCGAATGAGGACGATCCGCAATACTACGGTGACATTTACTCGTTCCTGGTGCGTGTTGGCGGCAGTCCGCGCCGCTATGACAAGAAGGGTGTGTACCTTATCACTGAGGGTGCTGCAGCGTAGAGAAGGAAAGGAGAATAGCTTATGCAACTACCGAGAGTGAAAATACAATTTCTGACGGGGCAGCTGGGCACCGTGGGCGACAGTCCGGACGGGCTGTTCGCCTTGGTGTGCGGCGCTGCAGCCGTTGGGAGCACGTTCGCGCTGAACACGGCGTATGAGGTGACGAGCATGGACAGTGTGCAGGCCCTGGGCTTGACTGAGGAAAACAATGAGGTGCTGTGGAAACATCTGTCGGAGTTTTATGACGAGGCAGGTGCCGACGTGAAGCTCGTGGTTATGGGCGTGAGCCCGACGACAACGATGACGGCGCTTCTGGACTATACGAAGACATCAGCAGGAAGCGTGCGCTGGCTCGTGGAGAAGGAGAACGGTGCGCTGCGAGGCGTGGGCGTGGCGAACGTGAACACGCTGTCGAGCGAGACAAGCCAGGAAGGCATAGACAAGGACGTGCTGACAGCTGCTGCAAAAGCGCAGCAACTGGGCGAATGGGCCACGACAGAGCTGTATGCACCGATGGTGACTCTGCTGGAAGGCAGAAACTACACAGAAGCGACGGAGCTGCACGACCTTACAAAGGAAACGTGGGACAGAGTGGGCATCGTGGTGAGCGACACGAAAGCCGGAACGAACGGGGCGTGCATGGGCACGCTGCTTGGACGTGCGGCGAGCGTGAGCGTGCAGCGCAACATTGGCAGGGTGAAGGACGGGAGCCTGAAACCTCTGGAGATGTATGTCGGCGAGAAGAAGACGGAGGAGGCCAGTGAGAGCGTGAGGAAGCTGTACGAGAAGGGCTACATCGTGGCGCGGAAGTATGTGGGCAGGAGCGGCTACTACTGGGCTGACGACAATCTGGCGTGCGACCCTACGGGGGACTATGCGAAGCTGGCGCTGCGAAGAGTGATAGACAAGGCGTACCGCACGGCGTATGACACGCTTCTGGACATGCTTCTGGACGAACTGGAGGTGAACGAAGACGGTACGCTTGACACTGGCGTGGTGAAGAGCTGGCAGCAGACGGTGGAGACAGCGATAAACCGCAAGATGACGGCCAACGGCGAGCTGAGCAGCGGAAGCGACGGCGAGGGCTGCGTATGCAAGATAGACGAGACGCAGAACGTGCTGGCAACGAGCATGGTGAAGGTGACGCTGAAGGTACGTCCCTACGGCTATGCACGTTATGTGGACGTGAACCTGGGATTCCAAGTGACAACAAACGGCTAAAGAAGAAAGGAGGAGAAGAATGTTCAATTCAAGAGAGTACGAATGGAGCGACGTGAACGTGGTGGCTGCGGGCAGACCGGTGACTGGCATAAGGGGCGTGAAATACTCGTCGAAACAGGAGAAGGAAGTGCTGCACGCGAAGGGCAACAAGCCACACAGCATACAGAGGGGCAACAAGACGTATGACGGAGAGCTGACGGTGACGCAAAGCGAATATGAGGCGCTGCGTGCTGCCGGTGGCGGCGACATACTGGACATCAGCATAGACATCGTTGTGGCTTACGGTAACCCGAGCAAGGGTGACGTGATAACGACGGACCTACTGATGGGTGTGGAGTTTACGGAGGACAACACAGAATGGAAGCAGGGCGACAAATTTCAGGAGAAGTCGCTTCCGTTTATCTTCCTGGACAAGAAGAGCGTGTAGGGAGATAAAGAGAGCGTTTGAACAGAGATTGAGAACCATTAAAAAAGAAAAAAATGATTTTTACAAAAGAACAAATAGAGGAATTAAAGGCCAAGCACGGTGATATATTCTTGATAGAGACGCAGGGCAAGAGCTGCATCATCCGCAAGCCGAACCGCCGTGACTTGAGCTATGTGAGTGTGGAGAAAGACCCCATCAAGATGCAGACAGCGCTACTTAACCAGTTGTGGGTGGAAGGCGATGAGGAAATCAAGACCAACGATGACTATTTCTTCGCAGCCTGCAACACACTGGATGAGGTGCTGAAGGTAAAGGAGGCCGAGATAAAAAAACTTTAGAGGAGGCTGAAATCGACGATGCCGGGGCAAGTGATGTTCTCTACCTGAATACACTATTGAGATATTACATGCACATAGACCCAGACACCCTGACCGATGCGGAATGGGCGTGGACTATCCGGTTTTTAATAGACATCAGAAAAGAAGAGGCAAAGGCAAATGGATAGTGTACTTAAATTCCTAATCAAGTTGCAGGCTGACCAGGGCAATGTGCTGAGCGTGGCACGGCGCACGTCCGAGCAGCTGGACACCATATCCCGAAAGGCGACATCCGTGGGTACCCGCCTTCGGGAAGCCTTCTCCTTCTCTAATTTCAAGAACTCGCTCTCCTCGCTGCCTGGCATGGACTTCCTTATGAACCCGTACACGCTGATGGCTTCGGGGGTGGGCGCACTGACCACCATCGGGGCGCAAGCCGAGCAGACATCGGTGGCGTTCAAGACATTGGTTGGCAACGAGACCATGGCCGCAAGGATGTTGAATGACATCAACAAGTTTGCGGCACGGACACCGTTTGAGCCGCTTGACCTTGAAAACAACGCCAAGATGATGCTCGGCTTCGGCGTTAACGCACAGAAGGTTGTGCCGTATCTGAAGCAATTGGGCGACATTGCCATGGGCGACAAAGAAAAACTCGGTGGCCTCTCGCTTGTGTTCGGTCAGGTGGCATCCGCAGAAAAGATGCAGGGGCAGGACTTGATGCAGTTCATCAATGCCGGTTTTAACCCATTGAAGGAACTGCAGAAGATGACTGGCAAAAGTTATGCGGAGCTGCAGGACATGATGAGCAAGGGACAAATAGGCTTTGACGCTGTAGCTGCCGCCATAAACCATGCGACGAGTGCCGGTGGCGCTTTTGAGGGAATGTCAGACAAACTCAGCCAGACCGTCAGTGGCAAGTTCTCTACCCTGATGGGTAATATCAGACAGTCAGCTGTTGACATGTTCGAGCAACTGAAGCCAATCGTCAGCGGACTCATGGATGTGTTTATGGCCATAGTGCCGCCGATAGCGACCGCACTGTCAAAAATACTGTCGGTCGTTGCTGGTGTTATCAACTTCATCATGCAGTGGAAAACGGAACTCGGCTACCTCGCCGTGGTTGTCGGTGTCGGCACGGTGGCGTTCAACCTCCACACGATAGCCTTGTGGGGAATGGTCGGTGCCATTAAAATAGTCTCTGCCGTGACAAAGGCATGGGAGGGTGTGCAGTGGCTGCTGAACGTGGCTCTCAACGCAAACCCCATCGGCATCGTCATTACGGCGCTGGCTGCTTTGGTAGCCGGTATCGTGTATTGTTGGAACAGATTTGCTGGATTCCGCGCCTTCCTGCTCACTATGTGGTCTGTGATAAAAGGACTCGGCGGCATCATCAAGGACTACTTGATAGACCGTTTCAAGACCCTGCTCAGTGGCATCGGTAAAATCGGTGACGCCATGGCGAAACTCTTTGACGGCGACTTCAAAGGGGCTTGGAACAGTGCCGTGCAAGGCGTGAAGGATATAACCGGCGTATCGAGCACCGAAAAGGCATTAAATGCGACAAAGCAACTTGTAAACGGTGTCAAAGACGAGTACGATCGGAACTATGTCCGCGAGAGCGCGAAAGACAAGCCGAAGAAGTCCGCAGCCATATCCACCCCAGGAGTGAAAGGCAGCGACACATCGTTCTCTTTCGGCTCTGCCACTGACGGGAAAGGAGGTAAAGGCGGCAAGGGAGGCAGCGGCGGACGCAAGACAGCCGAGGCTCTTGCCACCGGCGGCACACGCAACACATCGATAAACATCTCCATTGGCAAGTTTTTCGACAATATCCAGGTAACAATGAACGACAAGAGCGATACGGCAGAGCTGGAGCGTGTGGTGCTCCAGTGCATGAACCGCGCCCTGTCAATAGCAACCAGTACAGACCGATGAGCACGACAAACAAATTCATACTACAGAACCTTGCGCTGAGGGCAGCGGGACTGACCAAGGTACCGCCCTACTGGCTGTTCCGTGAGAACAATTTCTTCGGCAAGAACCTCGGCTACATTCAAGGTGGCAAGACGATACCCGACAGCTCAGGCTTCGATGTGACAAAAATCACAGAAGAAGAGCTTGAGGATATAGTCCGTACAAATGCGCTTGGTGTTCCTATGGTGATGCCGCTGCGTTTCCAACTGGAGGAGGCAGGTGCCGAGGAGTGGCTGTTCCCAGTGGAGCCGATGATAAGCGTCAACGGACAAAATATACTGACGCGTCGCCATGTGTCGAAAGGAAAGGTGAAAGGCAGCATCAAAGAGCGATGGACGCAAGATGACTACACGGTTAGGATTGAAGGCATCCTAATGAGCGAGGATGGCAGCTACCCAGACACTGACGTGACAAGGCTGAAGAACTTCTGCGAGTCGGGACATGTGAAGGCGTTGTGCCCATTGCTGGAGATATTCGGCATCAGCCAACTGGCAATAGAGAGTTGGGACATACCGTTCACTATCGGCAGGACAAACCAGAACTACACCATCCAGGCATACAGCGATGACATCTATAAGCTGCTGTTGAGCCGTGAGGATCTAAACACATAATACAATATGTACACGATGACTTATGACATAACGGTCGGCAACTACCGACTCGGAATGCTCGACAAAGTGGAGATACACAAAAGTGTAGAATTGCTTGCTGACACCGCTACTATAACGCTGCCTGGAGCAGAATATAATGCGGCACTGCAGATTGAGGATAAACTGAAACGTGGTGACAAGGTGTGCATAAAGTTCGGATATGAAGAAACTGGACTTGAAACGGAGTTTGAAGGCTGGCTGCAGCGCATATCCACCGACGGCGGCGACATAAAGCTGATTTGCGAGGACGACCTGTTTCTGTTCAGAAAAGACATACCGAACGAGGTGCTGCAGAAAGTGACGCTGAAAGACCTGCTCGCAAAGGTCGTTGACGGCTGCGGTATCTGTTGCAGTGTCGAGTGTTCCTACTCATGGACATACAGCAAGTTCGTGATAAACAATGCCACCGGCTATGATGTTCTGAAGAAAGTTCAAGAGGAAAGCGGTGCCGACATCTATATGCAGGATGGTGTGCTGCACATACACCCACCAGGCGAGAAAGTGGGCGAAGAGCGTTTCTACGACTTCTCGCTGAACATCGAGGAAGAAAGCCTTACCTATCACCGTGCGCAGGACAAACGGCTGCTTGTTGTAGTGAAGGCACTCATGCCCGACGGCACGGTCAAAGAAATCGAGACTGGCACGACAGGCGGTGACAAGATAGAAATCAAGTGTCCGACGAGTGACGAGGCCTCGATGAAGGCTCGCGGTGAGCTGGAGGTGAAACGGCGGAGCTTTGACGGTTATGAGGGCAGCATAACGGGATGGCTGGTGCCGATGTGCAAGCCGGGTGACAGCGCTGTGCTGCGTGACCGTGACTATGAGTATAAGGACGGGACGTACTTTGTTGCGGCTGTGACAACGGAGTTCGGCAGGGATGGCGGCAAGAGGAAGGTGACGTTAGGTTTTAAGTTGAGCTAAAAAGAAAAGGAGAAAACGGAATGGACGAATACAGGAGGCTGCAAGAACTGCTGAGGGGCGCTGGCGGCGGAAGGGAGACGACGCTGTACCAAGGCGTGGTGAAGAGCGTGGAGGGTCAGACCTGCACGGTGACGGTAGGAAAGGTGGACGTGCCAGGGGTGCGGCTGAAGGCCTCGGAAACGGAAGACAAGGGGCGGATGCTGGTGACACCAAAGGTGGGGACGGCGGTGACGATGGGGAGCCTGAGCGGCGACATGGCAGAGCTGGTGGTGGTGCAGGTGGACCATGTGGAGAGGATAGAGGTGAACGGCGGACTGTTGGGCGGACTGGTGAACATAGGCGAACTGACGGCGAAGATAAACGAGCTGGTGGACGCATTCAACAGCCACACGCACCAGGTGACGGTGGCGCATCCCGGGGGCACGTTTACCACTGTAAAGCCGATGAAGGCGGCGAACCGCTTTGCCCAGGGGGACTACGAGGACGAAACTATAAAGCACTGAGGAGAGGATGAAAGGAATAGAACTGCGATATGACGGCAACGGCAACGTGCTGGAACCTGCTGTGAGGAACGGCATGATGGCCGTGGGGGACACGCTGCGACAGAACCAGGCTTTGCTGCTGACGCTGCACAAGGGGGAGCTGAAAGAGCGTCCGTCGGCAGGCGTGGGGCTGAGCGACATGCTGCTGGATAATGACCCTATATACTGGCGCACGGAGATAAAGGAGCAGCTGGAGATGGACGGGCAGACTGTGGCGAAGGTGAGGATCACGGAGAAGGGTGTGGAGATAGAGGCGAGTTATTAACAGAAAAAAAGGAAAGGAAACTGAATGATGATACTGGAACATTTTATGAACAAGCTGTCGGTGGTGCTGTCGACGGCATGGGGCTGGGTGGTGTGCGTAGGACTGATTGTGGCAAACTTCCTGGCGGGGTATGAGACGATGGTGGGCTTCACGGTGGTTGCTGTGGTGATGGATGCTGCATGGGGCATTGCATCGAGCGTGAAGCAGGGCCGATTTACGAAGAGCGAGCTGATGAGGGACTCGCTGTCGAAGTTGGCGGTGTACGGCTCAGTGATACTGCTGTTCATACTGATAGACAAACTGCTGGGCGTGGGGAACGGGCTGTCGACGAGCGTCATCTGCATCTGCATCATACTGGTGGAGCTGTGGAGCACGGCGGCGAGCATGCTGATATGTTTTCCGAACATGCCCTTCCTGCAACTGCTGAAGAAGGCTCTTGTGGGCGAGATTGCAAGCAAACTGAATGTGAAACCCGAGGACGTGGAAGCGGCTCTCGACAAAATGAAGAAGAAATGAGAGATATACGATACATAGCCGTACACTGCACGGCGAGCAGCCAAATGACAACGATAAGGGGGCTGGAGATGGAGTTCAAGCGCAAGGGATGGAAGAACCCGGGCTACCACTATGTTGTGAGCGCAGACGGTGTGGTGCACCAGATGCTGGACGAGGAGAGGGTGAGCAACGGTGTGAAGGGCTGGAACTCGAAGCTGATAAACGTGGCGTACATAGGGGGCATAGACGCTACGGGCAAAGCGACAGACAATCGCACGGAGGCGCAGAAGAAGAGTCTGAAGGCGTTGCTGAAACTGCTCAGAAGCAGATATCCAAAGGCGACGATACAGGGACACAGGGACTTTTCGCCCGATCTGAACGGAGACGGGAAAATAACCAGAAATGAGTGGATAAAAGCGTGTCCGTGTTTTGATGCGAGAGTGGAATACAAGGACATATAAAAAACTGTATGACAATGAAAAACTTTTTATGGCTATTGATGGTTATGCTCATGGTAAGCTGTGCCACTACAAGGAAAACGAGCGAGAGCCGTGAGACCCGAGCGGTAAGGGACTCGGTGGCGATAAGGGACTCCATCGTGAGGAAAGACTCTGTGGTGATACGCTACGAGACGAGGGTGAAGGATTCGACGGTGGTGAAAGACTCGACGGTGCTGACGGTGGACCAGGCGGGCAATGTGGTGAAGAGCGAGCACTGGCGAAACACGGAACGTAACCGAGAGCAGAACCATGATACGGCAAGGGAGAGCCGACATGAGGATGTGGAGAAAGGAGCTGCCGTGCAGACAAACCGTGACACGCTGAACCACTGGGCAGAGAAAAACGAAAAGAGGGGAACTGGTGTGCCATGGTATGTGTGGATGACGGGAGGCATGCTCGTGAGTGGCATAGTGTGGTTTTGCACATTCGGCAGGAAAAAGATGTAAGGCTATGGAGGTGACGGTGAAAGACGGGCAGACGCTGGCGGACATAGCGGTGCAGGAGCACGGAACATGGGAGGCTGCTCTGGACATGGCCATGGAGAACGGCGTGAGCCTTACGGACACACTGGAGACCGGCAGGACGTTGCGGTTGCCGGAGGGGGTGAAGGAGAACCGCGTGATGAAGAGCTACTGCAAGGCACACGAGGTGAGCCCGGCGACGGCAAGGGACGAGAGCAGCGTAAGGC